CGCGCTCGAGCAATCGCTGGGATTCCCTTTGTGGTGACGAGTGGGTACAGATGTGAGGCAGAAAATCGCAGGTGTGGTGGGGTCAAGGACTCGGCGCATATGAAGGGCCTCGCGGCTGACATTCGCTGCAGGAATCCACGAGAACGTGCTTATATCGTCGGCGCGCTCATTGACGCTGGCTTTCACCGCATAGGTTTGGGCGACGGCTTCGTGCATTGCGATGCTGACGAAACCAAAGACGAGGATGTCATTTGGCTATATCCATGAAGATTGAACAAATCAGCCGCACCGTCCACGCCGTAAAGTTGGACAAGCAGCCGCAGCGTATGCTGTTTATTTCTGACGTCCACTATGACAGCGTAAAATGCGACCGTGTGATGCTGCGCAGGCACCTCGATGAAGCCAAGCGAACCGACACACCCGTGTTCATCTTTGGCGACTGGTTCGACCTGATGGGTGGCAAGTACGATCCGCGCTCCAGCTACAGCGACATCCGACCTGAGTACAAAAGCATCACGTACCTCGACGACGTCATTGAAGACAGCGCCGAGTTTCTGATAAAGTACAAGGACACTATCAAGTTCTTTTGCCGTGGCAACCACGAAACCAACATCGAGAAGCGCATGCACACCAGCCCGCTCGACCGCGTGGCGTACATCGTAAACAAGAACGGCGGCAACATTACCGTGGCAGGCTACAGCGGCTGGTTGTGGATGCAGATATTTCAGAAAGGCAAGCGCCGCAGCTCGACGTTCGTGCATTACCACCACGGCATGGGTGGCAACGCTCCACGCTCCAAAGGTGTGCTGCGTGTTGACATTGACCAAATGCAGTTCAAGGACGCAAGCTTGATCGTGCGCGGGCACACACATCAGAAGTGGCACCTGCCTGTGACGTCGGACCGCATCAGCCGCTTTGGTAAGCTGTACCAAGACAGCGTCCACCATCTGCAGCTCGGCAGCTACAAGATGCTCGGCGACCGCTTCGCAGGTTGGGCGACCGAGAAAGGCTTCAACACGCCACGCCTTGGCGGTTGGTTTGTTACCTTGCACAACTCAAAGAGTGACCTACCATTTTGGAAGGTCGAAGAAGCACAATAACATGAAAGAGATTTTATCACTTTACTGGGCCGAGATTGCACTGGCCATTTTAACTGCAGCTGGTACAATTACTGCACTGACAGCAACCGAGAAGGACGACAAGGTCATTGACATTCTCAAGCGCATCATCAACGCCGTAGTGTTCGGCGATAGCAAACGAGGACGGAAATAACCTATATTTGCTACGTCCAAGGTGGACAAGTAAACCTTTATTTCATCAGGTTTTTGGTTTTGGGCGGCATCCTTGCAGGGGGATGCCGCTTTTTTTGTGCTTTTTCTTGTACAGTTGTCTAAATAGTTGTACAATTGCACAAGAAACAAAACAGATGGAAGACCAAATCCTGCTCAAACTTGACGACGGCCTTGAGATGGTCGTGACCTTTGAGGTCGAAGCTGGCGAGGAAGCCACGCACATCTCGCCCAGCCACCCCGCCACCGTGCGCATCATTCGCGTGGTGCTGTGGCAGAAGAACCACACCAGCTTTGAACGGATTGACATCACCTGTGCTGATGACAATCTGCTGGACTATAACCACGAACGTATTGAACAAGAGATATGGGAACATTTACAAAACCAATAATGATGAACAAACCTATTTGTGTGCGCAGCAGTGTGCACGTTAAACCTACGCGCGACTTCAACCACCAGCAGCAAGAGCTTGCTGAACAGAAGC